AGTTTTTGCGTATTCCTGAATATCAAATATCTGGAGAGATTCGAATATCCCGCTCCAAACTTTGCCTTTTTCATGCAGAGTTACTTTATAATTCTTGCCCGTGAGGGCATCAACTTCTAATATGTGGGCCATTTTAGTATACTTGCGTTTAGTTAATTATTTAATTTAACGACATTGTAAAGATAAAACTATTCTTTATACTTGCCACTATTGAGTGGCAAGTGCTTTAGTGAATAACAAAAAAAAACCCGCCAAAATATTGACGGGGTTTCTGATTTATCTATTCAACTATACTACTTTTTTTCTTTGTCTATCTTTTCTTTAATTCGTAGAAAGGTGCCGCGTTCGACCTTGTTTCGGGGCTCGTAGCCGCTTCGGATTGCTTGACGTAATAGCTGGGCGTATTCTTTTTGTCGTTCTTTGAGTTCATTTTTCTGGGCATCCAAATTGTCCATTGAGCTTTCTAGCTGATCGTATTGATTGAGAATTTTGTCGGAAAGGCGTTGATAAGACGTGGTGACTATTTGGACGTACAGAACGCTGTCTACTTCTACGACTTTTTGACTTGTTTCTGTTGGTGGAATTGGCTTTTCTGAAAACTGGGCAGTTGAAGTCAAAGCCGTTGCAAAAAGAAGGGTAATAATTACGAGTTTTTTCATTGGATTGGTATTTAGTTTGATTAGTAGGCCCGCCACATGTTGCCGTCGTAGCAGAGTTGAATGGTGTTGCCGACCCAGCCGGGCTGCATTTCGGCGGGATAATTACCGAGGGTGGTTATTGTTTTGCCGCCGCCGACGTAAATGTTTTGGCTGAAAGTTATGGTACCCGTGCCGTGGTTAATTACGGTGGTTTGAAAGCCGTTTGAAACCGTACCGAGCGTAAACGTAGCGTCTGAACCGGTGCCGATAACGATATTATTATCGTCTGACGTGGTGACGCTGGTTGCCCCCGATACGGTGCGGATGCTGGCGAAGCTGCTGCATAATAGCAGGGCAAAAAGGAGGGATATTTGCTTCATAGTTCTTCTTTCTTGTATATGTAAAATTTGTTTGCGTGAGGAGTATAAGTAATCCAGAGGCGGTCATTTGATTTTGACCGAAACCACCTATCCTGAGCAGTGGGGCTAAGCAATTTCGCAGAGTAAGTAATGTCATTATAATTCACGTAAAGCGAATCGGAAAGAAAAAGAACTCCCGAACCATTAAAACGAATGTCCAGATTATACTGATAATCTTCGGGCTGATAGCCGTATCCCGCTTGTTGATACGTACCCCAATCTGCATTGAGCATGGTAGTGTCTGGCAAGGTGATGAGTACGGAATCTCCACAGATTACCAGAATTTGGTGTGACTTATCTACCACGATGCTATCAAATACGTATTCTACCCGCTTCACGTATTTTGAGAGCGGATTGAGGGAGATTTGGGCGATGGCGGCGGTGCTTAATAATAGGAGTAGGAGTGTTTTCATCGGGGGCGAATAATAAATTGAACGATTGCATTTTCGCCGACGATGACGGTGGCGGGATTTGGCAGGTATAGTTTCCTTGAAAGCTCATCGAAATCTGTGGATTCGTAGACACACATGCCAGGTAATAGGGCGGTGGTGGTTGAACCCGAGAAGGTGAGCGTAGCATTGAGCGTGCCGACATTGCACACGCACCAGTAAGCGGCGTCTGAAAGTACGACAGTAGTATCTGACGCGGTAAAATTCTTTGTTACGCTACTCGCGATACTGCCGGGCGTGGCTGTGTTGTCTATTCCGCTTGAACTGACTGAAGATGAGCTTACTCCGAGACGGGTATTGAGTTCGAGTAGTTTTTCGGTGTTTGTGTTGCGGCCACCGATAATTATGTCTGTAAGGAAACCAGCATAAATCGTAATGCGAGGACTTGCATTGTAATATATACTGATCCGGTTGAATTGTTGATCGTAGGTAAAATAGCTGTTCGATAACGGGTAGGTTGATTGAGTCAGTCTTCCGAAGACTGACTGACTGAACGTCATAGATGTTCCCGACGGAGGGAATGTAAGACTCTGTGCAGATGTGTTCAGGGCACTCAAGAATAATATTAGACATGGGAGTAAGATTTTCATATTGCTTCTGATAGTGTTATCGTGCTTACTACTTGCGTTCCGGCTTTAAGATGGAAACAATGCCCTTGCAATTCGTGTACGATATAATCGGTTTCGGTGTCGGTTATCCAGTCGAATTTAATTTTGAACGAACCTTTGAGCAATCGGAAAGACTCTGAACCCCAATGTAGTTGCCAGGGAAATTCTATGTCTTGATCGCAGGTGACGAGTATTTTCCACGTTGTACCGTCTTCTTCGAGTAGTTGTATCGTCATGCCTGCGAGCTGGGTGAATAGCGTTTTTCGCAAATTGACTAACATGGGCAACACGAAAAAGAAACGTACGTCTTCAAGCTCGCCGCCTTCGGAATTCATGTAGGGCGTATCTATGTAGGGTTTGACGTAGTACGAATCGTAGATTACCGCAAAGCAGATAATAAGACTGAGGGTGATTACGGCGGTGCTGCTGTTAATATGACCGAGTACGCAAAAAATTATGGTGGCCGCCGCCAGGAGACGCTCGGCGTTGCGAACCTTCCAGAAAATTTTACGTTTTGCGTTTTTGATGTTATCTGCAAAATGTTGGTACATGGAGGTCATGCCGATTGCGGCAATGCTGATTAAGACAGCCTCAATAATTTGGATAGTTTCATTTTTCATCGTCTAATACTTTTTTCTCGACATATTTGGTGTAGACTCTTTTCAGAATTGCGGGTTTTGCCCAAAAAACGAAGGTGAACCCGCCCAAGATCGCAAAGGATTTCAGAAGGATGTCGGAAATCCCAGGAGCGAGGCTACTCGCAACTTCGTTGATTATTACGGCACTGTAACCCGCCGCAAGCGGACGAATAAAGAAAAGTGCGTATGTCCACTTCCCTTTGATTGCCTTAGTGCCAGTTGCGGCAGCTTCGAGACTCCATATTAGCGACAGAAATGACCAGCAACCGTTTCCAATCAAGCCCCAGAGAAAGGCTTGAATAGAGAAATGGTGAGCGGGAAATAGTAGCCCAAATTCAAACTGTGCTTTTTGAAAGGCAAGTATAACAATTACGGAGTACATGAAATAGAATATTTTGGATAGTAGGGTCATTTTCTTGATATGAAAAGTAGGTAGATTATGCCAAAGAGTATTATTAACGTGCCGCTGATGACCCAGTTTTTTATTTTGACTTTTCGGGAGAGATCCGTCTTTTCAGCGGCGAGTATATCGTTATCAATGTTCTTGATTGCCAGCGAGTCTTTGAGTGCCAAATTTTTTGAGACAAGAAATTTGTACGCGTGCTGATCGGCTTCGCATTCTTGAAGCTGGCGAGTCCATTCTCTAACTTCGTATTCAGTTACCAGAATTTTTTTCTGTGCGAATGCGGGAACGGAGGTAATCGAGCAACACATCAACATTAGTAGTATCAATCCGTGTTTGGATATTCTGTTTTTCATATCGATTTAGTATTGTTTGATTGGTGCGGTAGGTTTCGTCTAACTGCGTAATCATAGATTGAATTTCGTTCTGTTTTTGCTGAACAGAAAGGACAGACTTTTCGAGGTTGTCGAGTTTTCTGAGTACGGTTTGCTGCGGGATGCATGACGAAACGAGCAGGATGAGTAGAATTGATAGGTGTTTCATTTTTTTGCGTATTCGAAGTGCATCCAATCAAATCCTTTTGTTTTCCCGTAGTTCAGAAAACCGTGTTTTTGAAAAATGGCGTGCAGGGTTTGGTATTCGGGTTTGGAGAACTGTGCAAAAGGGGCACGGGTTCGGAGGCGGTTGCGGGCGGGGTCGAGGTCGATCGCAATTGCCCAAGAGTGCCGCGACCAAGTTTTTGTCGAGCCGCGCATCATTCGATAATTGTAGCACCCACCGTACAAATCTATTCCAAGCTCAACAATACGGTCGTAACCAAGTGTTTTGAGGAGATCTTCGAATACAGCCTTTAGCGGCTCGGCAATTTTTTTATGACACCAGAGATTATCGACTGATTTGGTGAGGTCCCAGGCAATTCGCATTTTGTAGGGAAGTTCGATTTTTACGAAGTTTGCCCAGTTTCCTGGAACGCCAAACTCGCCTTCAAGTTCATTGTTATTGTAGATTCTCATATCAAAAATGGGTTAGCGGTTTGATGGGCGTGGGCGTTGGTGTTTAGTGTGAATTGAAAGCGTATTTCAACACCGACTGTGTTATCATGTGCGAGTTTGACTTTCTGAACAGTCCATGGCCGTTCTGACATTTTGACTTTGCCGAACCAGTAACCGAAGTCGTTGTCGCACGCATCTCTACGGCAGGCGTTGTATAGATGTTTTGCGAGTTCTTCGGCGGCGGCGTAGGCAGCAACTTCGGACTCCCAATCATTTATCTTTACGGATTTTGCGAGTATTATAGAACTTTGGTATGCAATTGGCTCGTTTCCACGAACGGTCATGCCGCCAATGCTGAACTGATAATGCCCGAGCAAGAAGCACATTTCGGAAAGATCGAGATCAAAAGTAGAAATGTCGGGAAGGAACATTTCATCAGTTTCATACAGCCGAAATTGCTTATCTACCTGAGCAGATACGAGGGCAATTTTGGCGGCTTTCACCCTAAAATATTCGATGTAGTCTTGCAGTTTCATGTTTTGTTTCGTTCGTATTCTTCTTTGATTGCAGCTGCTTGCCGAGCTTCTGTCTGAAAATGTCCGAGTACATCATAGACGTTGCTAAGGTCGGTTTCGGTGTCGTTTGTTACGTTGCCGGAGCGGATGTGTAACATGTCGAGTAATTGTTGTTCGATGTCCGTTTCCTTTTTGCGTTTGGGTTGTAATTCGTCAAAGTCTGCGTTTTCTTTCTGAAAAACAGAAGAGAAATGTTTGCGAAAATATTGACGTGATCCAGCGTAGAATAGGTAGACAGCGTATAAGGTAGAATCTGTCAGTTTGGAGAAACGAACGGCACGTTTAGCCGTCGCTTCGTAACTTAATGCGTATTTTTTGAATGCATATTTCGACCACCAGGGCAGATAGAGCCACGACATTAGTTGCACAAGTTTTTTGCGTTGCGTTTCGGAGGATTGCATTAGTTTGACGGTATCAAATCCTTTCAATGCAACTTCACATTCACGGTATTGCCTGAACGCTATGTCTGCACAGGCATCTCGCGGGCCAACGAACCAACGAAGCTGCTGCCGTATGAACTTCATTTTTTGCAATACGAAGGGCGTTTCATCGTCAAAAAAAAATGATGCGTACAGGCTTTGAAAATCATCAAGATCGTGTTCATCAAACCTTTGAACGGTCCATTTGAGCCGCCGAAATGTTAACAAATCAAGTAGCGGAATAAGTGAATAATTCTTCATGTACCACCACCGAAAGCCCCATAAATTAGCTCTATTTTGGTTGCTGTTCAGCATTGCAAAAAACAACAGCATCTGTGCACGCACGCGGTTCAGGCCGGAGGGCATTATCAGACACGATGCAAAGGTTAGCAACTGTTTTGCATTTATTTCGTTAATGCGCGAGGGTAACTGAAAAGTATAATTATGTATTTTGAGGGTGTTCATATTTCAAAATCCTATTACACCAGGCGTTGAATGCAAGCCAACTGGCTCGGAAATATCTGGTGGTGTGATGGCTCCATAAGCCGAAAAAATGTCTGAATTTTCGACCAAATAATCTGTTAGTAGGCAAAGCAGGTCGTTCCCTTTTTTCTCGTAAGATTGTACCAAGTAATCAATCACGTTTACGGGTAGCATCTTGCCAGAGGATTTTTGTTTGTTTGAACCTGTATTATCAAACATCAAGGCCATGTCGTAATTGCCGAGTTGAATGGAGATGTTCGGGATTGCGTACGCTATTGCCAAATTTGCCAGAGCGGGCTTGATAAAATTATCAAGCAGTTCGAGGTTTTTGCCGCTGCGACTTGATAGTATATCAGCGTACAAATCTTTTCCGAGAATTGTTTTCAAACGAGTCAACTGCTTGATGCGGATTGCAGGCATTAGCAGCACGAATACCCGCCGTAATTCTCTGATATTCACGTAACGGGAAAAATCGGTAGCGTTCGTGAAAAGTAACTCGTTGGCGGTGGTTTTGGCGGTACTGGCGTTCCAGCCCGAAAAACTTGCGGGCGTGGTCTCGAATATTAGCAATATCGCTTCGAGTTGCTCCCACCCAGCGAAATAGCACGCTTGCCGTAAATTTTCGACTGCTTCTTCTTTCGCAAAAGTTTGCGTTTCAGAGCGGGTCTGGGTAATACCCGCATTGCTCAAAGAAACATTCGCAAACGGAATATATAGATAATAAGCAAAAGAAATAACGGCTCGGTGGCACATATCTGTTACTTCGTCACTTTCATTCGCGGTAATAATTGCATCGTATTCTTCTTTGCTCAAATACTTGTGCATCCACTTTTGTTCAGATTGCCTTATGTAACTCTGAAAGTTATCAGGCACGAATGAATTACTTACAGGAATATATTGCTGTATCTGTGCTTTGGTGGGTTCGTAGCTCATTACTGTTCGTTGTTCAGTTCGCGTTGGGATAGAGTAATCTTATCGAGTGTGGGCGTTACGCTGCGTTTGATACGAAATTCGAGATCTTCTTCTCCAGTTATTTGGTCAAAGTCTCGTTTGAAGTACAGCGGTTCGAGTAGTAATTGCTCAAAAACATACTGCGATGCCTGGGCAATGTTGTGGCCTTCTCGTTTTCCGGTTCCGCCTTGACTATCAGTGCGGGTTAGGTTTCCGTATTGTGCAGGATCAATGCCGAGAGCAAATAAGATTTGTGCGTCCGCTTCGTTGGCATCGGCGTTGTATTTGCCCGTAAAATCTGTGCCTGGTACGGTTTCAATCGTTATTGCCTTGCTGTCAACAGTTTGATTGCCCACGTATTCTTTCAACATCGGAACGGTAATCATCGAGCCAGCTTTATCAGAGCCTTTTAATTTTGCCTGAATTTGCGTAACCAATTCTTTACGTCGAGCCGTCAGAATAGCAAAGGCAGTTGAGCCCTTTCCGTCCGCATCTTTTGTATCTGTCTTACATTGAGACTTGAGTTGCTTCCAGTCGGGATATTTCTCTTCAAAATACGCCTCATTGACATACATGATTTGATTAATCGTAGTAAGGTTTTTTAGCAACCATCTTTTGAAATTAGGAACATCGTTCGATACATCTACCCAACCCTGCTCAATTATAGAAACCCAGTCCGGCAGTGGGTAGACGTCCTGTTCGGTTGGGAAGCGTACCACGTACATGAATTCTTTTGTAGAACTCTTACTTACTTTTTCCCGTAATTCGGCGGCGGTATCAAAGAAAGAATCAATTACCGGAACGGTCTGTACCTTCGTTTTATCTGTGTTATCAATTACGCCTTTATCCCACCAGGTCGAAATGTAACAGAATTTTCCGTCTTTGCTCAATCTGCATTTTGTCGGTGAAATAGATTTGAGAGCTGCAATCTTGGAACCGTCTTTACTCACGATCACGCTTACAAAAGAAACGTAATACTTCTTCAGATTGCGAGCGGTAGGAATCAGGTAATTTCGGAATACATTTGCCCGATCGTAAAAGCGATTAAACTCACGAAAACGGACAGATTTGAAACGTTTTTCGTCTTCACTGTAATCGTATTGCCCTGTCTCAATTCCGAAGCCTAGTAGGTCGCGTGCCGCAGCTCCAAGTCCGACCTGAAGCTTTGAGTTCTTCTTAACAATCTTATCTATGTTTTGTGGAAACAGGTTATCACTTCCATACAGATAATGTTTTGAGTTGTTCCAGACTTCGGCTGGGTCATTCGCGTCGAAGGCGGCATCCTGCACGAGATTTTTTTTAACATCTTGCGTTGTCTCATTGTTATGCGGCCGTCTATCGTTAGTGGTTTGCATATCTGCACGAAAGTCCGTGAATACCATTGCAATATTCAAGCCTTCAAGTATCTCTATTTCGTCCCTGAATGTATTATAATTCAACTTCTCTTCCATTAATTTGAGTGATGCTCCGAAACCAAACGTTCCGGAAAGGTGGATCTAGTTCAGAAATGTACAGGCGTTTGATTGATGAATCCATCTGCATGCGTTCCGATAAGTCTTCATGTTTGCGGAACGTTTTCTCACGTACAAGACTTCGACGAAGTTGCAGCGGCAATTCCTTCTTAACATTGCGGGCAAGTCGGGCGGCGTTGTAGCTTATAATCCTGCCATCGCCCGTTACGAAAGTGATCGCAAACGGAATACCATCGCCATCCTGGTCAGTCGCATCCATTAGGTCTAAGACCTTATATATCTTAATCGAAGGCAGCGTGTTATTCATACGCAAATATTCACACGCGAGCGGACAACGGAAAGGACAGAAAGAAATTGATTTTTTGTACGAATCTGTGTGCGAGCCTGATTGACTACGACGGCACCCGAATCATATATCACCGTCTCGCGGGGGTGCAATTGCATCAAGGATTTAGGGCAAGGCATGTCATTTCGATGTGTGTATCCCTTTTGTTAATTAACAAAAATGAAATTAAAGCATTGATAGTTAGTAGAATGGAAAAGTATTAATAGTATTTTCCATGAGGGTTTAGCGGCGAAAGATTAACTTAGTGTAACGAAATGGGTGTACGGTACTGTAACACTGCTCAATACGGCGTTATTTTCAACCATTCTTAACCTATTTATTATGATAGAATTAAAAATGTCTCTTCTGCCAATAATCAAGCTGAAGCCGTTGTAAGTAGAGAAAACTTTGTTCAGTTTCTAATTAATAGAGACTTTCGAGAAAATTACCGAGAAGACATAATGTGGTTTCACAAAAGCTACGGTTATATTATTGTGAATGCTGATAATGTAAGGCACATGGTTGTATCTGAGGGTTGACAAGTGAATAACCTGAGAATGGACTCCCGCATGGTTTACAGACCTGCGGGATTTATTTTATTTTGAGCATCCGGCAAAAAGTTGAGAACGTGCCGATTATGGTGTCCTGCTTGATTTTTGCGTCAAAACTTATTTTATGAATTTCGTTGCCAATCCATTCTACCGACTCTGCGGTGGTGTATTTGTATGGCATTGGGACTGCATTCAATCCGCGTTGGTTCAGACGGAGTAGGCATTCAGCGGGTTCGCAGTCTATTAATATTGTTACGAACGGGTAGCGTTTTGCGAGTAGCAGCGTTTGAATTTCTTCAATGTTTTTTGAAGTGCCAGACGATTCTACGATAACCTGTACTTTGGTGCTGAGTACTATTTTTTCGTACAACATACGCCAAGCGTGATTTTCACCTTTGAATGTACCATTGCTGTATTGATTTCTGAAAAAATCAATTTGTAGGATTTCAAACATCTCGGGGTAATTCGTACGAACGTTTTCGAGCAATGTTGTTTTTCCGGACGCTATATTGCCGCAAATGAAATATACTTGTTTCATAATCGTGTGTTTTACATTACGCCCATCCCAAAGCCGCCCGTATTTTGCACTTCTGTAAGATATACCATCAGACCGTCTACAGCTTCTGTAATGTGGGTTTGTTCGATGGGGCTGACCTTGCCTTTATTTTTGTGTGTTTCTGATGATTTGTCTTTCTCCAGTTTCCGTTCCCCCTTGAAGTTATACTTAATCTTCACCGTGGTCCGGCGGGCGGCGGCGGCCCATTCTCGGCAATTTTCTAAATTATAACGAAAGACAAAATCTTGGCGATTATCTTCCGACAAAATCGCAGCCCACTTGTCGAAACGGTAGTGGTGCGAGGTTTGGGGGTAACGTTCGTCGTAGACCATCCAACCGCGTTTCTGCAATTCTTCGATGAAAACCGCCCGGTAGGTTTCGGATTCGTCGCGGATGGCATCGGTGCCGATTGCGGTGTTGTCGTAAGTGTAATAGACTTCTTTCCTGCTCAACGGCTCGTAATAATCGGCGAAGGCTTTGGCGGCGTGTTTGACCTTTTTTGGAAGCTCTACCCAGAGGTTTTTTTGCAACCGAATTTCGTTGCCAATTAGCTGCCCAACCGCTATGCTGGTAATCGTATTGTTATAGTCAAGGCAAACTGCAAGCGGTTGTGTATGGTCAATATCTGCATCGGAGCGGCAATCTTGAAACAAGGCACCGGATTTCGTGAGGTGATCGGATGCGATAGCAACGTAGCCGTGCTTTTCGGAGTCCAAAAAACCGTAAAACCCGTCGGCGAGGGCTTTGGGCTTAATACTGAACAGACTGGATTTCAGTTTTTCGATGTGATCGTTTTTGATGTAGCTTTTTAATGCTTCGTAGCCGATTGCGTGCAAATTTTGGACGGTGGTGGCTTCGAGCACAAACACGCAACGTTTTCGCCAAAAATTGAGCTTTGCGGCAATTTTGTCAACTTCACGGTTGATTTTTCTGATTTTTCGGTCATCGGTAGTGCTATCCAGTTTTTCGAGCAGTAGCTGGTGTTTGTAGGCGTACGTTACGATTAGATTAATCATTTCTGGGTTGTGCATATCATCCCAATTGTGCATCCATTGCCCTTCCGGTTCGTCTGCTCCGGGCGTATCGGAGGTAATCATTAACGAGCCGTGACAACTTAATTCGCCAAAATACTCGCCATTCCCGCGAATACACCGAGATGCTTCGCCAAAGCGGATTTGCTTAACCAATTTGCCTTCGTCGACAGCGAGATAGTCGATGCTGTCACCGTTTGCGAGGGAATTGTAATTGAAAGAATAGGTTTTTGTAGCGGAGCCATTTCTCCAAAAATACGTATTTTTTGGGTCCGTTACTGGGCGGATTGGTTGGGGAATGTTCAGGTCTTCGGGGGGGAATTTTTCAAACCAATAGTCCCGATTGCGAATGAGGCCACGGGCTCGCCATTTTTTCTCTAATTCGCCCAAAATAATATTACGAAGGTGCTTGTAAGAGTCCGTGCCGATTGCCCCAACGCTGCCCGGCATGGCGATTGCATTATCGGCCACAAAATCAGCGAGGAAACCGTACGATTTCCCCAACGCCCGCCCGCATTTGGCAATAGTGGTTTTGGCCTTGACAATGTTTGTCAACAACTGCGGAACGTTATGGTGCAGGTTATTCGGCGTTTGTGACATCTTCGTATTCGGCTTCTTCGAGGGTTTCTATCATTTCCTGCTTTATGCTCTGCGGCGTTTTGCCGCTAGCGAGCGAGTTAAGTAGTCTTGCTTCGAGTTCGTCCAGTTGTTTGGGAGATTTCAAGACTTTTGAGTTGAGTTGTTCGGGGCTGAAATCATAGCGAATTGGAGAAAATGACATATCCGCTATTTTTGATTTGTCAAAATCTGGCATGTTCTTCAGGGCGTCGAGTTTGGTTTTTGTCAGGGCGGCGACTGCACGGTGGTCAGCGTCTTGTCTGGCATTTTCGAGGTCATCTTCAATACTTTCGAGCAGAAGTTTGTAGTTGATTTCTTTTGAATTGAGCGGTTCTTCGGCTCCGTACAACTCACAGGCATCGTAGTAGATTAGGTAGGCGTGGGATAGACTTACGCCGTATTCGTCAGCCACGCGTTTTGCTATTTCTCGGCGAATTTTCCAAGGTTCAAATTTGATTTGCCGCAGGGCGAGCGATTGATCGTGAGCGTATTGGGCCCGGGTTATTTTTTGCCGCAATGCTTCGGACATCTCGACTTTTTTACCCTGCAATACTTTCAGGGCTATGTCGCGGAGTTCGGTTTTTTGCGTAACGAGGTATTTGTGTGTTTTCATGCTTAGGTTCGTCCTAAGCTAAAGTATTGAAAGAAAAAAGGTATAAAAAGGACAAAGAACATACACATAACAAATGGGTATGTGTACTTTTAAACGCCCTACGAAAACATAGATTAAGCGTTGGCAGTAATTAAACGGCATCGAGTTCGAGGTCTTTTAGTTTTGTTTCGATGGCAGAGAGTTCGGATTTGTGGGCGGCAGATTTTTCGGGGGAGTTGATGCGTTGAATGTAGGACGGGGAGAGGTAGGTCCGCAGGGTTCGGAGGCGTTTGAGCAGTTGCAGCTCGTTGGCGGTGTCTGCTATTTCTATTTTTACTACTGGTGGCGGTGGTGGCTTGATTTTGCGGTGCTGATCGTAGTATTTTGCGTATTGCCACAACACGTCGATTTCTTTCCAACCGCGTTTTGATTCTTGCACGACAGCGGCACGGTCTAAATTGCTGAATTTGTCGGCATTGCGGACCATCATTTTTAGTTGAGCGTGGAGCTCCCGCATTTTGCCGTACAGTTCTTTGCGTCGTAATACGGCGGCAAGGATTAAGGCTGGGGCATCGGGGCGGTCTGAGGGGTTTCTTGTTTTTTTGTTTCCGAATTGGAGGGGGGCGGGTGGAATGATGGTGCTCTCGACTGCGAGCTGGGTGTTTAGGTACTCACTTATAAGTGAATTTATTTTTGCTCGAGTAAATGAATTATCCGCCGACGCACATATTTTGATGTGGACGGCGGATATGTTGCATTCGGATAGCAGGTTTAGCCCGGTGGCGTGGGTGCCGTGGCTGGTAATTTGGGCCTGTATCTTCTGTTGCAATGTCATTTTACAATGTTCCTGTGTAGAACATGGGGTACTTAACCCCATTCGTGAACGTGACTGTAATCATCGATTCTGTTTCGGATTGCTTGATTTGTACATCCGCGATTTTGGCGGGGAATAGTAGCGTGCCGATTATAATGCGTTCGTTTGTGCCATTGCTAAATACTACCACGCCTGGGGTATTTAGCAGTTTTTTGATTGCTCCGTAGGCAGATTTTGAAAAGGGTAAATTGAACACAAGTTGAGATTTGGGGGATAATTGCCCAAGAGTGCCCTCGGAACTTAGGTCAAACATGCGGCCATCTGGCAAGGTCTGAATGCGGGTGAATAGTTTGCCAGGTTTGTAGGCAAATGTGCCAATGGCGGTAGCGAAATCAGCATTTTCTATGGAACCATGCAACGGTGCGATTTCCGGCATTAATAGCAAATCTACGGACGGAATGAAATTGACGTACTGCCCAATCCCAATATTTTCTACATCTTTGATGCAATTGACTACATCTTGTAGCGGAACACTGCACACTTTTTTTTAAAAAAGTAG